CCGAAGCCGAAGCGAAGCCGAAGCCGAAGCCGAAGCCGAAGCCGTCGTGGGGTAAAAAGCCAGGCCCGGCAATTATCAAGCCGAAGAAGATTATTGGTGGGGGTCAGGGTGATAATCCCGGTCCGGGCGGTAAATTTAAGCCGAAGCCGCCGAAAGTCGGTGGCGGGGGACAGGGTGATAATCCCGGTCTGGGCAGTAAATTTAAGCCGAAGCCGAAGCCGAAGCTTTCGAAGGGGGCGGCGTGGAAAAAGTCCATTTCTCAGCTTAAAGCTCAAGGGAAGACGGCCAAGCAGATTGAACACTGGAAGAAAAACCATCCGCGACCCGGTAGCGGGAAGCGGGCGGCGGTTAAGGTTAAGCCGACCAACAAACCAAAGGCCAAACCTGCGGCGTCCAAAGGCAAGCCTGCCGCCAAGATTACCCCGAAAAAAGGGAAGGGCAGCGCCGTAGCCAAACCGAAACCTGTACCTCCTTCTTATAAGCCGAAGCCGAAGCCGAAACCTGTACCTCCTTCTTATAAGCCGAAGCCGAAACCGAAACCTGTACCTCCTTCTCATAAGCCGAAGCCGAAACCGAAACCTGTACCTCCTTCTCATAAGCCGAAGCCGAAGCCGAAGCCGGGGTCGAAGGCGACCAAGATTACGCCGACGAAGAAGAAGGTGAAGGGCCCCACGACCATGGTGGCGTGGAACAAGACCATTTCCCGGCTCAAGGCTCAAGGGAAAACGGCGAAGCAGATCGCGCACTGGAAGAACAAACGAAAGAAGCCGGGCGGAGGTAAAGGCTGACGATGCCTACGGGAAAAACAATAACTGAAGAGCTGATTGACGAGGTCAGATCGTTGATGACCGAGCGCATCAAGCAGGGTTGGGACACTTATTGGCGTTCTTGCATGCGCTATGCGTTGCCCACGGATGCCAGCTTCGATGTGCTGCTGAACCGTGGCAGCCTTTCGTCCGTGACAGCGTCCATATCGCACACCACGGCCTACCGCGAAACGAAGACCTTGTACGACCAGACCAGTCTGTGGGCCATCGAGCGCCTGACCGCTGGTCTGGTATCGCTCAAGACGCCGGAGAGCACGAACTGGCACGGGTTGAACGTGGACGATCCTTTCGGCAACGATGCGTCGATCAGCGAAGAAAGCTGGTTCGACCGCGTGTCGCGTTATCTGTTCAAGGTGCGTGGCAATCCGATGTCCGGCTTCTGGCCGACGCACAAGGCAGCGGTGCGATCCACATGTGCCATGGGCGATGGGTTCTTCTTCATCGAAGAGAAGCTCGGAAACGCCAGGGTGCCCTATACCTACGAATTCGTGCCTCTCGGCGAGTGCTACCAGACAGTCGATCTGAAGTCCCAGACGCAGCGGTTCTACCGTGTCAGGGGCATGACGGCCGAACAGGCTGCCAAGCGTTGGGGCAAGAAGCTGTCCAAGCGAATTCTTGACATGGCCAACGATCCGCTGACCCGACAAAACACAGTCACCATCGTGCATGCCGTGGTGCCTCGCGCCGATGCTGCGCGTGCCGGTGTGTTCGGTGTCATGGGCGCGAAGTGGGCCAGCTACTACATCGACATGGACGACAGCTTGATGATCGAGCAAAGCGGTTTCTGGGAGATGCCGTACATTCAGCACAGCTGGGGGGTAAAAACACCGAGCAGATCGTACAGCGAAGGACCGCTGGCACTGGCGCTGGCCGAGATCAAGAGCCTTAACGAGATGTCGAAGAACGAGCTGATCAGCTCGCAGCAGGCGGTGCGTCCGCCTCTGGCGACGTACGGCGACAACTTCACACGGATCAACCTGAACGCCGGTAAGATAAACAAAGGGCTGGTCAGCGGCGATGGCAAGATGTTGGTGCAGCCGATCATGACGCACACCCGACCCGACTTTGCTCAGGCGGTGCTTGAGACGCGGCGCAATAATGTCCGTGAGATGTTGTACCTGAACCTATGGCAAATCCTGATCGACCAGCCGCAGCAGACAGCTACGCAGGCGCTGCTCAGGGCGCAGGAGAAGGGCGACCTGCTGGGACCGGTGGGCATCAGCTTTAACCACAGCCTGGCGAGCATGGTGGACCGCGAGATGGCGATCCTAGGTCGCAAGGGGGCGTTCGAACAAGGCGCACCTTTGGAGGCCCCGGAAGAGTTGGCAGATGCGGATGTCGCTCCGATCTTTACGGCGCCTCTCGACCGCATGCGGAACATGGAAGAGGTGCTTGGAGCACAACGTACCGTGGCGGGCATGATGGAAGTGGCGGCCTTCAATCCGAAGATTATGGATAAGCTCAACACAGACGAGTATGCCGAGATGCTTCGCAAAGGCAATGGTGCACCGGCCGATCTGTTCTACGACGACGATCAGATGGCGGCCAACAGTGCGAGCGAAGACGAAATGGCGCAGTTGAGACAACAGCTTGAACTGGCGCAACAGGGTGGCGATGCTGCCACGGCCATGGGCTCGGGTATGCGCGCCATGCAGGACGCTGGCGTGCCGATGCCTGGAGTGGTCAATCGAGGTCCGTCTGACGCAGTCACAGCGGCGTTGGCAGCATGAATACGATAGCGCGACTGTTTCCTCGCTGGCACCGGCGAAAGGCCAAAGCGCAAGCTCGTTTGGCGAGCGCTTATACACAGTTGTTTTCGGGCCACGGCTCGGTGGACGACGCCAATATCGTGTTGGTGGACCTTGCCAGAGAGGGAAAATACTTCTACGCGGCAACGCCGGGAGAAACGAGTGACGGGGCGCTGTGGGACATGAACGGATCGAGGCGGATTTACGGTCGCATTCTCCAGTTCACCCAGCTGCCACCGGAGGCACTAGAAGAATTAGCAGCGGCTGTCATGCTTGAAGACGCCGCATCACAAGAAGAAGGAACCGATCTATGACGGATGTCACAGGAGCCACTGATGGTGGTAACCCTAATCCGAACCCTGCTGCGGGAGCTGACGGTCTTGATCCCGACGGTGGCACTAATCCTTTCGCGGAGCTGGGGCTTGAACCGGCAACCCTCGAATGGGTCGGAAAGAGGCACAGCAACGACATCGCCGCACTGGCTAAACAGGCACACGAGCTTGACCAGTTTGCGGGGCGTGCCGTTGCGGTGCCTAAAGACGATGCTGATCAGGAAGACTGGGACAAGTTTTACAAGAGGCTGGGGCGACCCGACGAAGCCACTGGGTACGACTTGCTGGTACCAAATCTTCCCGACACCTCTCCGTACGATGCTGATCTCGCGAACGCGTTTCGCGAAAAGGCTTTCGAACTGGGCATAAGCCAGGATGCGGCCGCAGGGCTGCACGAATGGATGGCCGAGACGGTGGGCGAGATGTCAACTCAGGTGCAAGGCACGGTAGCCGAGCAGCTGCAGGGAACCATCGACGACGCCAACGAAAAGCTGCAGGCAGCTTGGGGCGAACCCGACACCGAGACGTTTAAGGCGAACCTCGAAATGGCCGGACGCTTCTTCGAAGCTGTGGACGAAGACGGAGCACTGATGGACAAACTCTCCGATGTCGGTCTTATGGGCGACAATGGGGAAATCCTGGTGGCCGAGTTGGCTCTTGCTTTTGCAAAGGCTGGCGTGGCGATTTTCACCGAGGGCTCGACGTTATCAGAAGGTGGAGGGCTGAGCGGTGTGAACCCGTTCGATGGCGAGGGAAACCTCACTGCCATCATGCAGCTCGTCAAAGGAGACCCTGACCAAGCTCGTCTGTTGGCAAAAGCTGGGGGCAAAGACCCCGCCGACTACGGGCTTTGATACTGGAGTAAGTTGATATGTCTGTTACACGTATTTCGGACGTTATTGTCCCCGAAGTGTTCTTCAACTACATGTCGAAGAACACGGTCCACCACTCTGCTTTCCATAGTACGGGTGTAATGCGGGCCGACAGCGAACTTACCGGCAAACTCGCCGGTGGGGGTCGCACGTTCAATGTCCCTTTCTGGAAGGACTTGGATGACACCGAAAGCGAACCGGCTTCGGATGACCCCGCGTCTGATGCGACGCCGGGGAACCTGACCAGCGGTAAGGACATCGCTCTGCGCCAAGTGCGTACACGCGGTTGGTCTACTGCACGTCTGGCTTCCGAACTGGCTGGCTCCGATCCAATGAAACGGATCGGCGACAGGGCTTCGGCATACTGGGGGCGTCAGTTCGACGCCGTAGCGGTTGCCACGGCTCGCGGTGCGTTCGCTGACAACGTCGCAAATGACAGTGGCGATATGGTGAACGACATTTCGTTGGACACCGCTGCTGCTATCGCTGCCGCAGAGCTGTTTTCTGCGGATGCGGTGCTCGACACTGCCCAGACTTTGGGTGATGAAAAGCAGGGCCTGAAACTGATGGCGATGCACTCCGTTGTGCAGACCCGTCTGGCGAAGGACGACCTGATCACCTTCCGTCCCGACAGTACCGGTAAGACGTGGCACGAATACTTTATGGGCTACCGTCTGATCATCTCCGATCAATGCCCCGCAATCGTGGGGACGAACCGGACGATGTACCACACCTACATGTTCGGACCGGACGCAATGGCATGGGGCGAGAGCCCGGTGGCCAACGCGGTCGCAACCGACACCGACGAGAGCGCCGGTGATGGTATGGGCATCGAAGAACTCTGGACCCGCCGACAGTTTGTCTGCCACCCCTATGGGATCAAGTGGACCGACACGTCGGTGGCTGGGGAGTTCCCGACCAACACCGAGCTGCGTCTTGCAGCTAACTGGGATCGTGTTTACGCGCAGCGCAAGCAAATCCCGATGGCGTTGCTCATCACGAACGGCTGATCTCCTTGATCGGTCGCGCCAGGGCGTTCGCGCCCTGGCCCTACCACCGCCCTCGCCATTCCGGCCTGGGCATAACCATAGGAGGAAGCCATGGGCTTTCGCGACATACTCTCGAACGTAGGTAATCCCACCGCGTTCGTTGAATACTTTAACGACTTCCACACTTATCTGCCGTCAGACTGGATCATCACCACCACTGAGGCTGGTACTGGTGCGGCTACTGAGGCACTGGCTGATGGGCTCGGTGGTTGGCTGCTCGTCACGAACGACAACGCTGACAATGACGCCGATTTCTTCCAACTGCAAAACGAGGGTTTCTCCTTCGTCGCTGGCAAACGGATGTATTTCGGTATCCGGGTCAAGATGGTGGAGGTCACTCAAACGGACTTCATTGCTGGTCTTGTCATCACCGATACCACGCCGCTGGCTCACACCGACGGCATTGTGTTCTCCAGTGACGACGGCAGCACCGATCTCGATCTGACTATTGCCAAAAATAGTTCCGAGACGGAGGAGGCGGCGGTTCACACGCTGGTCGACGACACCTTCGTTAAGATGGAGTTCTACTACGATGGCCGCACCGACGAAGATGGTGTCGCCACGGCGCAGAAACTTCAGGTGTATATCGACGACGTTCGGGTGGCCGGTGTGGTTCTGACCAACGTGCCCGACGATGAAGTCCTGACGGTCACCTTCGGGATGATGAATGGCGAAGCCGCCGCTCATACCTTCCACGTCGACTGGGTTCGCGCCTTCGTCGAACGGTAAGGAGGACAAAGAACAAAAGGACGGGCCTTCGGGCCCGTCTCCACCAGATAGCAGGAGGCCCAGATGGCCAAACCAACCCCCGAACAGATCGCCGCGTCCGCAGTGGCCGCTCAGCGAAAAAGGACGCGTCACGTGGCCGCTTACAAGCAGGCCGATATCGACGCAGTGGCGAAACCCAAGTCGCCCAGCATGGATGTGAAGCCTGGTGAGGAAGCCACGCTGCATCAGCTGAATACGCAGGCCAGAGCTATTAATCGGGTGCTTCATGACGAGGTCAGAGATGCGTCCATAGCAGCCGCTAAGGCTGTATCCGGGGTGCTGGGCGGCGTGAGCGAGAGCACGAAGAAGATTGCCAAGCGGTT